ATTGCTTTGGCGAAACAACGATCATCCGGATAGGTCTCATCGTCACGAAGATACTGAGCAATTGCAGTATGTAGCGGATCATACACCGTACCTTCCACAGTGAATGAGCCCATCTGCGATGGGCGTACCTGAGAGTCAATAGCCCACAGCAACGTCTTGCGAATTTTGGTCTTCACATTACGGTTGAGTGGTTTCTCAAGCTTGCCGACATATGTAGGAGGTTTCCAATCGCGCTTAACAAGTTCGCGCTCTTTAGACGCAAACAGCGCTCTTGGGAGACCTTGTGTCACTGTCTGTATAGGGACGAGTTTGCGTAACATCTCCTGCGTGATCGTGGTCCCAATGCCAGCTGTGGTCGTTGTGCTCGCAGCCAAATGAAAACCAAGCAATTTCCTTGATTGATGGGCATTGTCTTGGCTTATAAGGATGCTCCCACAATCCCCATTATATGTAAGGCAACCGTAAATAATTGTACGGTCAATAGTCCTCTTAGAACGGTTACCTTTTAAATCGAAGGAATCAACTTGGAAGGGAGCATCGATCATCATGGAATAACTAGCCGAGTGAGCAACCATATCAATGGGATCATACAAAACCAATTCCGAACTCGGCCATACTTTAACATCCTTGATGTCTGATTCGTTTTTAAAGAATTTGATCATGTCACGTCCACAAGGAAGTTTCGGATTGTAGAAAACTGCAATTTCCCCATCTGATTTCCAAACCATATCGCCATCATCCCAATCAAGGTTATATGCTACATCCATGGCGGAAATAAATTGGACTGGTTCTTGCGCTTCCTTAGCACGGATTCGCGCCCCTTGTATTATATGAACTGGCACTAAAAGGCAGTGATTGCCCAACAAGAGAGCAGATCCGCAATCCACACCTCCAGCAGAAACTATAAAGGTTGCATTCTTAACCAGGCGTAACATTGTGCGGGTTGGATCCTTGCCAGACTGGGTACTAACGTCAAGCATCTTAGTCCTTGGCCTGGACCCGATATAAACGCCTTTGGTAGAATTCCTTGTTGAGTTATTGCTGCCAGCAGTTTTTTGTTGATCAT